TGACACTATGGATTTTATTAACTCTAAACTTTACAAAAATGGCTAAAATCACAAGCATTCAGCCTTCGGGCAACTGGCGCGACCTTTTCAAATTTGAGGTCAGCCTAGACAATGGAGTAACGGGAACCGTATTTGCAAAGACAGAATCTCTGCGCTTTGGTATCGGAGACGAAGTAGCTCACGAAATCAATGACAAAGGAACGCTTAAGCTTCAGAAGCCCGAATATGCTGGAACACCAAGCACGGGATATTCTGCACAGAAGCAGTACACCCCCAAGCCCGCTAGCAAAGACCAAAGCCAACAGATTGCTCGTAGCGTAGTATTCAAGGGTGCGGTAGACCTTATCGCTGCTGGAAAGATGGACATCAAGTCTATCCCTAGCTTTGTAGAAGAGTACCTATGGGTCGTAACTGGCGAAGCTCCAAAGGGCCGTAGCCACCAAGACCACTTCAGCGAAGAAAGCCCATTTTAATAACAAGCCCCTTTTAACGAAGGGGTTTTTTAATTATCCTTGTACCCTATGCAACACCCCGCCCTTTACACTTCCCAAGATGCTCTAGACTATCTAGACAAAGCACGCAATGGGAAAATCAAAGAGGCAAGCAAATTTGGTCATACCGAAATTGATGACTACCTAAGATTCAAACGAAATGAGTTTGTCGTAGTTAGTGGACACGCAAACGTAGGTAAGACCCATAGCATAATGTTTCTTATGCTTTTGCACACACAAAGGAACGGTACTAAGTGGATGGTGTTCAGTTCGGAAAACGAAGTGGGCAGTCTACAACGTAAGCTTATCGAGTTTAAGCTAGGGAAGATTATTAAGGAAAGCACAGATGCAGAGTTTTACGATGCACACGCCTATGTACTGGGCCATTTCCGATTTATCAGAACGGATGTGCTTTACGATATCTTCAGCCTATTGGATACTTGCCAAGAGCTATACGATGAAGAGCCATACGATGGGTTGCTTATAGACCCCTATAACTCCCTTACCATTAACCAAAAGTCATTGGGGAAAGTAAGCACCCACGAATACCACTACGAGGCTACTAGCCGTATAAGAATCTTCTGCAAAAAGAATGATGTAACAACCATTCTAAACACGCACCCAGCAACGGAGGCTCTGCGCAGAACCCACCCAAAAGGCCACGAATACGAAGGGCATCCAATGCCCCCTATGGCCTCAGATATTGAAGGTGGGGGTAAGTTCCAAAATCGTGCTGACTGTGTAGCAATTATTCATAGGTACTCGCAGCATCCTCAAGACTGGATTTTTACCGATATTCACGTACGTAAAGTCAAAGACATTGAAACGGGCGGTAGGCCAACACCTCTGCACGAACCTATTCGCATACGCTCGGAAAGGAACAATGTAGGCTTTAGCATTGGAAGTAAGAATTTAATGTACCACCCACATAAAGTAGAAGCAAATGTCCCTTTCTAGTAGTATGAATGAGCTGATAATACGCAGCCACCAAATCCAAATGCACGCAGTACAAGAGGGTTTGTACAACCTATCGCAAGGCAATGACCATTTACGGGATAGCTTGACGGATTGGATTCTAGACCTATCCAACGTCAATACGTGCTTGGATTACTTTATTCAGTATGAAAGGCAAATCAATAGGCAAGTGAACGAGGCGAGACTAGAAAACGCCAAACAAGCCTATGAGATTACCCAGCTAAAAGAAATGGTGGAGAACCTACAAAAGGCACTAGACAGATGCGCCCAAAGCCAATAGCCCAAACAAGGGAGGGAGACCTCCTACTGAACAAGGAGACAAAAGATGTCTTTAGGGTCATTCAATACCAATGGACGTTTTGCAAGAAATGTACAGAGCTGGGCTGGATGAAGTGGTGCGAGCAAAGTAGAGACCCAAAGCATATTCATTACCGCTACTATGTGCTGGAGAATATCAGAAACCAAAAGAAGTTCGAGGTGAGTGGTGAATACCTAGACAATGCCCTTAGAGAGGAAAAGATTAAATTTACCACACTTAACCAAAACGGATATTACAAATGAGCATTTTAACAGAAGTCCTACACGAGGTAGAAACATCTTTTGAGGTAGACCTCAAGAGCAAGGACAGAACAATGAAAAACAACCTAGCACGTAAGGCGGTAATAAATGCCCTACGCAATAACTACACAACGGTAGAGCTAGGAAAGAGTATAGGCAGAAAGCATAGCACTATTTGCCACTACTGGCAGACTCACTATCAAGATATGAACTTGATGTTTTATAGTGATGTATACCAATTAGCACGGAACGCCTACAAGGAAAGGATTAACGTACCCCTTATAACCTCCAAAGACCTACGTGAGGCGATACAAGAAATAAAAATAAAGTTATCTTTAGTGGAAGAGCATCTAAAGCAACTGTAAGAAAATGGTCAGCAAGGAACGCAGAAACTACTCTAGGCAACAAGGAGACCTTGCTGAACAAAGGTTTGTAGATGCTTGCCTATCCCTACGCTATGAGGTAAAGAAAGCTACCGCTCAAGAGGACATCTATTCTCATATAGACTACTGGGTAAAGCGAAGCGATGCAGAATGGTACGGGGTGGATGTCAAGGGCAACCGCCACCCCCAAACCATTTGGGTAGAGTTTAAAAACGTAAGGGGAGACGAAGGGTGGCTAAATGGGCTGGCTGAGTTTATCGCCTTCGACATTGCCGAAGAAGGAGGGTTTATAGTAATCAGACGGCAAGAGCTTTTGGAATGGTGCATTGAAAACGTGAGTGCAGAATTTGTTACCAAAGACAATGCCCACCGAAACCTATACCAAAGAGACGGAAGGCAAGACGTGCTAACAAAGCTCACCCTAGAAGACCTTAAAGAATTGAAATCATTTAAACTACTGAGATATGCCAATTCCTAAACCACAAGCTAACGAAGACCAGCAAGAATTTATCGGGCGGTGTATGAGCGACCTAGCGGGGGAGTTCCCCGACCAAGAGCAAAGACTGGCGGTTTGTTACACAAGCTGGAGAGAGGGCAAGTAGCCCTCTTTTTTTTGAACATATTTGTTTTATTGTAGAAAGTGTGTATATTTGAGTAAACCAAAACACTCACTAAAGTGAAAAAACCACAATCTCTAGAAGAATACAAAGCCTACGCTTTTGGCTTCGCAATGCTTACTGTGCTATTTCTAGCACCATTTGCTATTCTTAAAGCTCTTACCTATGTGTTCTGAGTTTGGCGCACCCGACCCCTATGATGCACCCGACCGTTGCGACTACTGCTACGCGGTACTGAACTATCACGGCATCTGTGATGATTGCGATTACGAAGACTACAACGACCTTGACCGATGATTACCTTATTAAACGGGGAGCAATGGGATAAGGATGCCCTACTGGAAAAAATGGTAGATGACGATTTCTACTATGGACACTTGGGTAAGAATGCCCTAAGCTCTTCGGCTATCAAGCTATTGCAGAAATCCCCCAAAAGCTACAACGCTATAATTAGGGGAGGTAGAGAAAAAAACTCTAGCGCACTACAAATAGGCTCATTCGTCCACACAATGATTTTAGAGCCTCACCTCTTTGACGAAAGGTTTGAGGTGGTCAATGTACAAAGCCGAGTAGCCAAAGCCTTTAAGGAGGGAAAAGCCAAGAGCAATAAGATAACCCTCACGGCAAAGGAACACGATGACAATATGCGTATCGTGGATGCTGCACTAAGAAACGAGCAAGTCCTAAACGTGCTTAGCGGTTCTGAATTTGAAGTACCCCAAGTGGCAATGCTAGAGGGTTACGCTTTCAGAGCAAAGGCAGACATATACGATAAAAGGTACGGGTATATCGGAGACATTAAAACCACACGTGAGATAGATAAGTTTGAGTGGAGCGCAGAGAAATTTGGCTACGACACCCAAGCGTTTATCTACACCACGATGTTCGATGCTCCCAAGATGCAATTTATAGTCATAGACAAAGACTCATACGACATTGGGATATTTGATATCGAGGACTCGTTTCTAAACAAGGGCTACAAAAAACTCAAAGAGGGTGTCAAAAACTACAAACACTTTTTTGAGATGCACAACGACCTAGATAGTTACACGCTAAGAGGCATACTAAAATGAAAGACGATTTTATTCGCATAGCAATGGCAAGGTTACGCAAGGCATACCCCTACTACCCCCAAAGGATTGCCGTAGCTGCTAATATGTACCGTAGGTGGCTTGACCGCCAAATAGCTCAATAGAAAAGCTAATACGGCTCAAAGTGTAAAGTAAATGAGCCACAAAGTGTAAAACGATGAGCCACAATCGTGACAACATATCAAATGGTACTGTGTCATATATCAAACAAAATGACGGGATGTTGCATCATTAAAGCCACAAACGGCCGTCAATGATGGGAAAAGAAATCAAATCTGTAACAACAATATATAAAAACCAAAGTAAAGAGAAATGAAAACACCAATGCAAGAAATGTTTGACCAACTGAAAGCGTCAAGAAAGGATGAGTACGGATTGGCATTCGCAATAGATATGTTGCTTGAAAATGAACAAGTAATGCTCAAGAAAGAGAAAGAGGTTATTGAGAATGCCTATTGGGATGGCGGACAGTGGGTTCCAACATCGGGTTCTCAATGCGAAGAATACTACAACGAAACCTTTAACACCAAAGAGAAATGAAATACCGAGTTAACTACACCTACTTTGACCAAAGTAAAATGATGGCTGCTAAATGGGAGCAGAGAGAGAAGGAATTTGCGACGATGGAGGAGGCCTTACTCTTTATCAAGAAGAACGATTGGAATGTGTCATTCCGCAACGCCAACATTCAGCCCGTACCCTAAATGAACTACATCGTACAATATGATAAGTTGGTTGCCGAGAACACTTGGCTTGAGGGCTTACAAAAAGGATTTAGGCACGAGGTGGAAGCTGCCAAGTACGGTAGAGAGCTACGAAGAAGCGAAACCCACAGAAACATAGAAATGTATAAACTATGAAAAAAGATAAGGGGCTTAACAAACGCACTTTGCTAAATGAAAACAGAAGGGGATTCCAAAATAACTATATCGCACCCAAAGAATACAAAAACCCATTTAGGATATCCGATGAGAAAATGGTAATTGGAAGATACAAGGGCTGGAAGCTATCTAAGATAAACGACCTTGACTACCTCAAGTGGATGCACGATAATATCAAAATGGATGCCCTACACAAAAGCATACTAACTAAACACCTAAAGCACAATGGTTATTGAAACCTTCAAGTACGTAGGAACCATACAATTACTACCTCACGTCTCTATTACCTATTCCTCCGAGTTCTGCAACGGATGCATCAATATCGGATGGCTATGGTGGGGCGTTAGCTTTATAACCAAAGACGAACTACACCTATGAAGAAGCACACCAAAGTATATTTGCAAGGTATGGGGTACGACACTACTGACTGGATACCTTGTGAAGTATGCAACAAACAAGCGGTAGACATTCACCATATAGAAGCCAGAGGGATGGGAGGAAGTAACGAGCGAGATACGATTGAAAACCTAATGGCTCTATGTAGAGATTGCCATCACGAAGCAGACTTTGGAACTAAACTTTCAAAGGACTATTTGAAGTCTGTCCACTTGTCACACATAGATAGAATGGCACGATAATTGTCGTACATATCTAAAATGACAATTATGTGGAAAGATATAAAAGGATACGAGGGGCTTTATCAAGTTTCAAGTGATGGGACTATAAAAAACAAACTTGGGGTAGTTACTAACGGATGGCAACAAAACGAGTATGGGTATAGAAAGGTTCGCCTATATAAGGATGGCAAGGCAAAAGATTTTTATTTACATCGGGTAGTAGCACTTGCTTTCATAGATAATCCAAATTCAAAGCCAGTAATAAATCATATTGATAACAACCCAAGTAACAACAAGGCATCAAATCTTGAGTGGGTAACGCAAAAAGAAAATATGCAACACGCATCAAGGAACAATAGATTAAATACAAACGGTATTAAGGTTTTAAATACTGAAACTAACAAAGTATTCAAATCAATAAAGGAGGCAGCCGATTCAATTGGAATGAAGCAAAACACATTGGTTTACAAACTTCTTGGTAAACGAAGAAACGAAACGCCATTTGTATTAACCAAATAAGGAGTGGCTTAAACATATTCACGAAAGAAAGTTATTTCCATAAACAATGGAGAAATATGGCTGATAGAGATAATACTGGAAAGTTTGTAGCTGGACACGAAGGGGGTAGACCCAAAGGCACTCCCAACAAAACCACAAACAAAGTGCGGGAGGCATTTCAAAAACTCCTAGAGGACAATTTGGAGAATATGACTGTGTGGCTTTCTGAGGTAGCAGAGGAAGACCCAAAGGCTGCGCTAGACATTCTTAACAAGATGGCAGAGTACACCACGCCTAAACTGGCACGGGTGGAAAACAAGATAGAAACAGACGAAGGCATAACCGAAATTAAACTCAACTTTGTCAAGCCTAGAGATTAACTACGGCCCCGTCTTTGAAAAGAACTGGGACGCTGACACCAAAATAATAATCAATCAAGGGGGAACGCGTAGCGGTAAGACCTACTCCCTCTTGCAGCTTCTTATTGTCAAATCTTACCAAACAAGGGGTAAGGTATACTCGATAGTAAGAAAGTCCCTCCCATCGCTTAAAATGACCGCCTATCGGGATTTCTTTGAGATACTGAATAATCTAGGAATCTATGACGAGAAAAACCACAATAAGAGCGATTACACGTATAGCCTCAACGGAAACCTATTTGAGTTCATAAGCCTTGACCAACCACAAAAGAAAAGGGGTGCAAGGCGTGATTTCCTTTTCTGCAACGAGGCCAACGAGCTTACGTGGGAGGACTTTTTTCAGCTCCTTGTACGTACAACGGATAAAATCTACATAGACTACAACCCCTCTGATTCCTTCCATTGGATTTACGACCGCCTCCTAACGCGAGACGATGTAACCTACATCCAATCCACCTACAAGGATAACCCCTTTCTATCCCAAACCATTGTAGACGAAATCGAAAGGCTAAAGGGTACAGATGAAGACTACTGGAGAATCTATGGCTTAGGTGAACGTGGTATGTCTAGGGCTACCATTTTTCAGTTTGCTATGACAGACGAACCTAAAGGGCAAGTGGTATCCTATGGGCTGGACTTTGGTTTTACCAATGACCCTACCGCAATCGTTAAGGTGTACAAGGACGGGGATAGTTTATATCTAGAGGAAAAGCTATACCACACCAACCTAACCAATTCAGATATTAGTCAGAAGCTAACCGAAATGGGAATGACTAGGTACGATGA